CGGCGCATAGCCATAGTATTGGTACGAGGCTGCCACATCACCCAAGAACCGTCTTGCTGCTTTAGAGAGATCTTTCTCCCCGTATAAGCCACGGGGATCTCTCAGGGACTTGCACATTTTGATCACACGACTAGGCAAGGGGGTCCAAATCCTCGGCGTGCCGTCAAGCCACATGCCCTTCAGCAGAGTCACTGTCGTGCAGTCACGATGGACCCTTACTTTCAAGGCCAGGCCTAGACGAGCAAACCAAGCAGGGAAATAAGTGGCCACGGCTTCATTTCCATTGTAGTTCATGATACCGGCTAGCCACCCTAGGCCGTTCACCTCGCTGTTTCCCAGCGTGGTGTCCGGGCCCCCTGTCATCCTCATCGGCCGTTTCTTGGTCAGAATCTTGATACGCTTTCCGGTGTCTTTGTCACGTTTTGTTGTCAATGGGAGGCAATACGTTTGGCCCAGCAACGCCCGCTTTGCAGCTGACATGCCGAGACGCTGGTTCATCTCCCCTTGGCTCCGCAACGGACCAAAACTCTGGGACTGGTCGAACTGGCTGAAGTCTCCTTCTAGCCACTCTATCCGGTCAGCGAAGACGTGTGCAACTAGGCTGTCGTCACCAGCCACAGCCACGTGCCAAGTGTGCAACTCTGCGTGACCCTGCGTCAGGATGTTATCCATCCATCTGTCAAGATCCACATCTGTAGCACCAGAGGCAAAGAACATGCACACTGCCAACCCAGGGCGACGGTACCACACATCACCAGACCAGGCGAGATGTAACCGTTTTTGACATTCAAACACCACTGGGCCCAGGGCGACCTGGACCACCGGTGGCATGTTGGCAATCATACGGGGTTTGAAAACGCCTGCAGTCGGGAGTAAGGCTTCGTTCGTCTTGGGCATCAGTTCCACCGACAGCTTTGGGATCGAAATTCCCTCCACTTCTAACATGTGTCGCGCGTGCAACATGATACGCTGTTGTGATCGCTCAAGATGGGCGTACCACTGGTTCCAGTACGTCTCGAGCGTATCATCTATTGGTTCGCAGACGAGTCCTGAAGTGCCCCAGAACAAGTCAGCGTTCCGCAAGATCAGCGTGTCCCAGGCGCGGCTTTGATCTTTAGGTCGCATGGGAGGTGCTGCTGTGATGCGGGACCGCACTCCAAGCGACACCATAGCCCCATTGGAGTCTGGGACGTAGACAGGTGTGCTGAATGCGTAACACAGCAAATATGGGCCTTGGCGAGGAGTCATGTTTTCACTAAACTCCCCGTGTACCTCCAGGTCTTGACACTCCGGTTTCGGCAGAGCGCGCCCGAGTGTGACGCGCGGGATCCACCACGTCCCATCCGCCATGGGCTCAATCTTGAACGTCGTGTCAAGGTCGAACCCCAGTTTCCGAGACGCCCAGGCCTCAGACTGGGCAACAGGAGTGTAAAAACGATCGCGAAAGTCTTGCCATCCTACGTAAGTTGGACGCGAGGCTACGATGCCGCACTCACTCGGCGGCATGTGAGAAGGTAGTCTCCATCCATACTCTTTCAACATACCACGTGTAGCCATCACACCAAAGTTATGCCAACAATGGATGAGGGCTCGCGTAGTGCTGTTGGGACATAGGAACTTAGTTGATAGATGGAACGCGGTCGTGTACACTGCGTCGTACGGGCTCTTGCGCTTGGTATAGGCCTCTGTGGCCGCCAGCGCCAGCGTTCCCATCCATGTCTGCTTCAGTACCTCCTCACCCAAGGGCGCTGTCACGCAGATGTTGAAGAGGCGGGCCACTTGTTCTTCGCTCGTGCCTATCGCTCCCAAGCGCATTTTCGTCGCCAAGAAGAGAAAAGCACGTAAAGCAGACAAGGCCGGGCGACGAAGCGTCCACGCAAGGACCGCTGCGCCACCCAGCCACAACCAAGGATGCGAGGTCGCCGTAGACTCTAAGCGGAGGTCTGCATTCACCCTTGCTTGGTGAAGCCTCCCTGCATTGGCCATGTCGTGGAGGGCACTCCCGTCCTCGAGCACATGTACCCAAGCCGCTGCTACTGTGTCGTGCAGCACGTTCAGCATCTCATCAGGCCAGTGTTCAACTAGCGTGCCGCATCTTGTGTTCGCCTGTTCAGTCATAGTTTCCCACAACTGTCGCAGGTTCCACGTGGACACGGTCTTACCTTGCAAAGTCAAGCACAGAGTGCCGAACATTTTAGAATCTACACTTACGTTCCGGCGGGAGCATCGGGTCAGGAGTTTTTGAGCCAGCCAATAGGGACATGACACGGCCCACTCACTCAGCCAACCTGACGGGATACTCACTTGATGCGTGCCCAGAGGCTCTGTATTCACGTGAAGCTCGCTAACGGTCACACGTCGAAACATGATCACGTCTACGGTCCCCACGTGTCCAACGACCACCCAGGCCAGGCGATCGATAGCTCCAGCTGTGTGCATCCAATCGCAAGCAGAATGCTCAGGCCAGTCGCTCGATGACATATCTGGACGCGCTACAATATTACTACCGCTGCGCCTCCAATAGCCAGAATGACTTTTCCCAAACATGCCTTCGAAACGGATGTTAGCCACCACGGCGAGCTGAGCTCTTCCCATGAACTCACGCATATTCTCCGGATTAAACGGGCGATCTCCCAGTGCGTAGGTATCCACGAGAATCATGGCACCCCTCTCATGTTCTCCTATGAGCTGGATAGCTCCGCCAACGATGCGTGTTAGGTCTTGGGCCACAAGGAGGGGACGATGCGCAGTAACCTGCGCCATATCCCCTCCGATATCGGCCCACCAAGTTAAGTCACGCTTGGCGCAATAAGCAAAGACAATGGACGGAAGGTCACCTGTCTCGTGAAAATGAGCTATGACCACGGAAACGCACTCACGCCATGCGAGTTGACGCACGACGGCTTCGGCTCCATGTTCATTTGGAACTCGATCATCGATGACAAGCTTGTGAGGAAATCCTTGCTTGAGCAACCACGCACTAGTTTTTGCATCATTATGCAAAACAGGCTGCATGCGATCTAAGCCACGCCGCAGCAAGCCATACCATCCTATAGCCACCCTATCTCTAGCTGCCTCGACTCTCGGCTGCCTACCGGTCTCTTCGGCAGCTTCAAGGAGGAGTTTTGGAACGGGAGGGGGCTCTCGGCGCGCTGGCACTGCCGGCCCAGCTCTTGGCGGAGCGGGCCGCGCAACTTGTGCGGGAGCAGGCGCAGGGTCGTGCTGAGACCCAGGTCTAGGAGCGGGTACCTTCAGACGCTGGGGGGGTAGGGCTTCGTCCTTCGCATCAACCGAACTCGCCTTGCGAGACACACGGAAATGTAGCTCGGGCACTTCCGCGTCGGTTGAAATCGGGTCACTCGACATGACCCTAGCCTGTAGCTTCTCTCTTGCGAGAGTCCAATACCCAGG